GTCATATTGCATGGCCATGTCGGCCTCCTATTAAGCCGTACGGCTGAAGGTGTAGGCGGTGGCGCTGGAGAACATCAGGGTGAAACGGGCCAAGCCAGTCGCACCAGCAGCAATAGTCAGGTCACCAAAGTTGGCGGTACTCCCATCCACGCCAGCACTGGACAGGACTGCGTTGGTATTTGCGGCCACAGTCACAACGCTTGCGCCTGCGGTGTTGTCAACAAACAAGTCCAGAACCGTGCCACGAGCCGCGCCGATGGCGGTGCCCAGATCAGTGCCAGTGGGCAGGGTGATCGTAACGGTACCAGCCGAAGTGGAGGTGATATAGCCGTCAGCAACCTGGGCCGGGGTGGCGGTACCAGTGGTGTTGATTGCGTTAAGGGAAGTGGGTTGGTGGCCTTGAATAAAACCGTTTTGCGAAACGACCGGGCCGGAGAACGTAGTACGTGCCATGATTCCTCACATGCGAGTTAATTGAGGGCGTTCTGTCTGCATGTCGTCAGCCGGGACTGTCAGAAACGCCGGGAACCCCGGGATGTGGCCAATATACAGGAAAAAGAAAAGGGGCACAAGGCCCCTTTTCTAGGTTTTCATCAGGTCGAGCCCGACGAACCCCACATACCCAGCGGGTCAGACCAGCCGAACGAATAACGCTCGCGGGCCTTGTAACGGACGTTGCCGGTATCAAAGTCACCGTCCATCGAGTTCTGCAACGGAGTACGCACGAAGTGCTTCATGCCGTTGGGAACGTCCGTGGTCAGGAACCAAGCGTTCGGGTCAGTCAGGAAGTGGTTGACCGTGTAACCCTCAGGGATTGCGCCCATCTGCTTGATAGCGTTGATATCGTTATCAGCAGTTGCGACCCGCAGTTCGGTGTCAAGCAGGCGCTTGGCGGTGAACATCAGGGCCGGGGGAACAATCATCTTCTTGGGTTTGGCAGCGATCAGCAGGCCACGCTCGTCGGTCCAAGCGGCGATCTGAATAACGGCGGCTTCCAGGGAAGTCTCGTTCAGGTCAACTTGGGTGCCGGGAGTGTTGCTGTTCACACCACCGGAAACCAGCGGGTGATTTGCATTGAACAGGGAGACGCCATCACCACCGGGGTAGGTGTTGGAGAAGCCGTTGTTCAGCACAGCAGCAGCCTTGACTTGCTTGGTGTACGCCATAGCGCGGGCCAGAGCCTTGGTGTAACGAGCAGACAGGCTGTCGTACAGGTTGTCTTCAATCGCCTCTTCGGTGATCGAGAAACCCAGGGCAATGGTTTCGTGCGTATAGCGGGTGCTCCAAGCCTCTTGCGCGTTGTCATAGGCAATCGCACTGCCCTCGTTCTTCACCGGAGCGGCGGAGAAGCCAGACAGCTTGGTTTCCTCTTCAAACGAACGCTCGGAAGTCTCGGTTTCGTAGATTTCCTTGTGCTCTTCGCCGTAGCGAGCGTACTCCATACCGAACAGGGCGTTCAGACCGGGGAGCAGCTCTTTCAGCAGTTGTGCGCGTGAAATAGCCATGATTAATTACTCCTTCGATTAGACGCCAACGGGGTTGAGGTACTGATGACCGCCGGTCACAGTGCTGGTGGTGACGAAGGTGCCAGCAGACGGCTCAGTGGTGGCAGAAACCACGTACGGAGCATTCCACTTGCAAATCACTTCGACAAAGTTACCAGCCGAGTTGGCAGTATCGGGAACCACATCAATGATGCGGATAGGCAACGATGCGGTGCCGGTACTGCCCGTGGTGTACACCCCAATACGGCTGTCGCCAGTAGAGGTCAAACCAGCGTTCTGAACCAGTTCAGCGTTCGTGCCAATTACGCTGATCCCCAGATAGGTGGGGGTCAAGCCGTTGCCGCCTTCGGTCTGGCCAGCAACCAGAACGGCCTTGAACAGGACGTCCGGGTCATCCTGCACGTATGCAGTGATGGTGGTGCCGGTCGGTGCAGCGTACCCGGTGGGGTAGTACTGCGCGAAGATGGTCTGGCCTTGCGCGTTAACGTAAGAACAGCCTTGGAAGATACCAACGGGCGTGGCGGTTGCCTGCCCCGTATCTTTTTCGAGATAGCCCGTCGAAACAATCTTCACCACATCTCCATAGAAGATGTTACCAGCGAACCCAGCGGGGTCGATCTGATACTGGCGAGTTTGTCCGGCGAACACCTGACCACCGATCAGATTGATCGGCTTAAGACCGTAAGGACGGTCAATGGTGGGATAAGCCATTTAAGACTCCTAAATTTAAGAACCAGAACCGAAAGTGACCTTGGAGCTTCGTTCAGTGAATTTCTGCATCCGAGGATCATTTTCACGAAGGAAACTGTTTACGGCAGAGCAACAAACCACCCACTTCGATACCGCCTTTGAAGCGGCCCTCAGTAGCGGCGTGCATCATGAGTTCAGGATAGTCCTCTGCTTTGCAGGGTTCATATCCCTCTCGCAACTTACTAGAGATATTGCCGGGATCGGCAGTACCCAAGGTACTCAACCGAATGTACCGATGCTTCCAGCCCGGACGATCATCCGGATGGGGAAGGATTTCCGGGGCACGCCACGCCTGAGGGCGCATAGTGGCCGTACGGGTTTCCATTGCACGGGACAAACGATTTTGGCGGGTTTGAGCCGCTGCTTGGTCTTGCTGTTCCATCATTCACCTCTATTAAGTAAAGCAACCTGTTTAGCGTACTGTTCCAAAGGAACCCCAAGGCGACGAGCTATGTTCGCTTCGGATGCCTTCAGTCGAACACGACTAGGCGATGAACTGCGGGAGGCCGGGGCCACCACAGTCGCGGGTTTTGAAGCACGGCGCGGAGGTTCATCATCGTCCTCCTGTACCGGGGCTGACCTTTTTTGCGGAGGCGGGTCATCTTCCTCTTGGCTCTGAGTTTCAAAGTACTCAGGAAATCTTTTGCGCATAGTACGGTCAACGGTCTTAAAGTACTCTTCCGTACCTACATATTCCACACCATACTCCCGCTGCAACTTCTTGTCAATACCCATTGCAGCCATTGTCATTTCTTCATCAGCGCCAAACCAGTCGCTGTTAGCGTCAACCCAACGCTTGGTACGGGGGCTGACCTTGGGGGCGGCGGATTCCACTTTCGCGGGTTTGAACTCTTCTTTGTCCTCAAGCTCAATTGGCCTAAGTGTTTCGGCCTTGTCCAACTTCACAGTGGCTTTGGCAATTGCCTCCTGAGCCGTGACGATTGCGTCAGCATCGCCAGCCTCATACGCCTTGCGGTACTTATCCTTGGCCGACTCAAGTTCTACTTGTGCAGCACCTTTGGAGGTCTCAATATACGCCTTGCTCCCGGTGGAAAGCTGCTCCTTCAGGCGTTTGTTCTCTTCATACACCTGTTTGGCAAACTGCTCCGCAGCCTCACGCTCCCGTAGGGCTTCCTCTTTGGCCCGACGCTCATCGTGGTACCCACGGGTGAACTTCTTGATTCGGGACTGGACTTTCTCGTCATAAGACGCCAACTCATCTTCAGTTGGCTCCTCAACGGGCTCTTTCATGGGTTTACGCCCACGGTCAGCCGGAGGAGTATCGTCTTCAATCTCGATCTTCATCTCAGACTCATCGGCTTTGTCAGCCTTAAATTTTTTCTTTTGTCCCGCCTCATCGGGGAACTCAAACTCGTCAAATTGTTGCGTTGCCATCTGTTACTCCTTACGCAGCGCGGGTAATCCCACGCGGGTCTTCTACAACGGCTTCGACCGACTCATCATTGATGATGCGGAACTCTCGGCCATGAATCTTCAGGCGGGTGCCTGAATTGGGGCGGACGATGACAAAGTCACCTTCCTTGCACGACGGTCCAGTGGGGAACCGAGTTTTGTCTTTGTAGCAGTCAGGTCCGAGCTTGACCACAAACAACACGGGGGTCAGGACCTCCTCGTAGTGCATGGTCTTGGAATCCTTAAGCAGACCAACTTCACTGTCCGCATACTCCTCCATCGCCTCCGGAACAACACACAACATGTGATATGTCTTCGGGTCAGGAAGTTGTTTGGCCTTCTCCTCTGCACTCTTATTCAGAATACCGGAGAGGTCTACGGCAGCCACATCAAATTCACTCATTCGTCATCCTTTGCACGAGGTCCTCAATCACATGATCTGCGTAGTTAAGACCCCGGATCACTCCACAGACTTTTTTGTACTCGTCGTACGTGTCGGCACGGCTGGCGTTGGCGTTGCGGGCGACTCATCTGTGCTCGATCTTTGGCAATCTGGACACCGAGTTTGGCCCCTTCAAGCTCGATATTCTTATTGAGCTTGTCTTTTGCGGCGGCTGCATTGGCAGCAACCTGCATGGCTGCGATCTCTTTCTGCGCCTCAATACGGGCTTTCTCAATCTCAATCTGATCGGCCTTGGCTGCGGCATCGGTAGCCTGCTTCTGCGCTTTGAGTTCAAGGTCCTTCATCTTCAACTGCAACTCCTGCATCTGCATCTGGACCACCGGGTCCTGCATCTGCTGTTGGGCTGCGGCCTGCTGGGCCTCCTGCTGATCACGCTGGAGCAACTGCTGTGACGCTTGCGCTGCTTTGATGGCAATCTGATCGGCCATCTCCGGGGGCACCTGCTTATTGGCCTCCTCACCGGGCAGCACCATACCCATCGCCTCTTCAATCTGGCGGCGGTACTCCATCGCAACGTGCTCATTGATGTGCGCCATCGTGGCAGCGTAAATCTGCTGCGCCATCGGGTTGCCCTGGATGATCTGCTGAATCTTGGGGTTCTGCACCGCAGCCATGTGGACCTGAATGTGCGCCTGATGGTTCTGCTCAATGAACGCCTTGACCGGCTTGTTGGTCAGCAGGTTCTGGTTCTCAGTGATGGGGTCCGTCGGCACCAAGTCATCTTCAATAGGCACGAGCTTGGCTGCGTTCTTGATACCGAGTACCTCAATCATCTGGCGATGGAGCAGCGGCATGTTGTAAAGCTGCGGCGAACCCTGCGCAAGCTGGAAAACCGCTTGATACTGCACGATCTTCTGGGCCATCGTGGCGGCGTTGGGGTCGCTCACCGGGATGACATCGACCATGTCGTAGTCGGACTTCTTGGCCTTGCGGGAGCCATCGACCGGCTCGTAGTCATACTCCTCGGGCGTATAGTCCGCGATGATCACCTTGAGGAGCTTGAACTCCTGCTTCATCGAGAAGTGCATCCGCGCCTGAACCGCGCCCATCACCTTCAACTGCCGCTCCAACAGGGCCAGAGTCGTACCAACGGGGGCGTTGGCCGACATGTCACTGACGCTCATGTCACCAGCGGAGGCAAACTGACGGCCCTCCGTCACGATCTGATTGAACAGCGTATAGAGAACCTGAGACGGCTCTTTGTACGGCAGCGGCAGGATGTTGTCGCGGATGGAGCCCGAGGGCACATCTACGTCTCGGAACTCTCCCGGCGCGATGGGAGTGTCATCACCTTTAACGCGAAGCCCCCGTGACTTAAGTCCTCCGGGGAGATTTGAGAGAGTGCCCGCATCAACCAGTTGACGGATGAGCATGGTAGCGGACTTAGCGTAACCTCCAATGAGATGGATAAGCCCGTATCCGTAGAACCCGAAGCCGGGGATGTATTGGTAGTGGACGAAGTGCTGCCGTTTGAGGTGGAGTTGGTCATCTTCATACCAGTTGCGCCGGATGGCCAGAACCTTGTTGCTGCCCTTCTCAATGGTAACCACATACGGCAGCGCAATCCCAGTAGGCTCGCCCTTTTTGTTCTTGTCCTCAAACCCGGACAGATCAAGGTCAACGTGCATCTCCAGCATGCGGAACCGATCATCCTGTATCGCAGACATGCCGGTCTCCTCGGCCTTCTGCTTCTCGATGTCATCAAGCTGGTAGGACGGCTCCCCCAAGTCCACATCAGCGTAGAACCCAGCCTCCATCAGCTTGGTGATCTCGTTCTTGGTCTTGCGCATCACGTGCGTGACCCGCTCGGCCTTCTCAATACTCGACGCGCCGTAGGGCACCACGATGTCTTCTGCGGGAATAAACACCGCTGCCTGACGCCCGATGCTTGGGTCGTAGTACACCTTCTTGAACGCACTACCAGCGATGGGCAGGTTCCACAGCAACTTCTCGTGCTCTGGGCGGTACTCAGCCATCACTTCAGTCAACTGATAGTTCATGTCATCGCGCACCCGCGCTGCCGCCTCCTCCACCTCAGGAGTGTCTTTACCAATGATGGTGGTCTTGACAGGACCTGCGGCGGGGAACGTCTCCGTAATCCCCTCACTCTGGAACCGCACCACACTCTCGGTCAGCATGGGGTGGAACACACCACACGCCCCGTTCCACGGCTCGGTACGCTCTTCGTACTTCAGACCCAGTAGCTTGAGCCCCTCAACGAAGGTCTGCATCCAGTCCCTGCGGTCCTGAATATCCTTATCAAAGGCTTCTACAAGCTCCGCGCCCAGCGAGTCCAACTCACTGGCGTCCATGTATTCCGCGAGGTTGGCGTCAAAATCTTCCGCCGTTTCTTTGCGCGGTATGAGGTCAATCTCAATGTCACCAAGTCCAAGCGTTACGCTCTCAGGGTCCTCGATCTCAATCTCAAGCATCGGCCCATCTGTGGGGATGTCCATCAACCCTGCGGGTGCCGCGTACAAACCTTTGTCAATCGCCATGATGTGTCCTTACACTGTGTAGTACCGATCACGGCGGTACCCTTTGAACCACTTGATATCTTCAGGCTCGTCCGTTGGTAATCTGAGATACCCACCCTGCCTGAACCGCATGAGCGCGAGTGTGGCCGAGTCCACCAAGTCGTCGTGCTCACCTGACGGGAACGCCGCAATCTCATCGACCAACTCCTCGGCCCAACGAGTGCGCGGTGCCCACACTTTACCTGATGCAAACAAATCCGCAACTGAGTTAAGCCGCGATATCTTGTCCTGCCCTCTGCTGGGCGTGTACTCCTGAACGGGAATCCCCATCGCCCGAAACTCCTGCACAAGCGGAGCACCTGCGGCCTTCTTCTCCACGAGGAACGAATCTGGCTCCCACTCCTGCCAGTGCTCAAACGCTCTCTTCTTGAGTTCAGGAAACTCAAGCCGCTCCTTGTACGAGTTCAGCAGGATGATGTTGGCGTTGCCCCTGTCCTCGTCGCTGTAGAACACACCCCATGTCGAACACGCAGAGTAGTCGTTGACCTTCTTGACCTCGTGGGCCGTGTCCCATGCCTGAATGACAAACTCACACTGCGGAGGGCGTTCTGCCTCCCACCAGCGCCACCACTCCCGCTTGACGATGGCGTTTGTGTCCGAGGTAGGCTGCTGCTGGTACTGCGCCATCCATTTGCCGGTGGGCAACTCCTCACGCAGGGCCAACAACTCTTTGAGGCTCCAGAACTCAGGCCACAGCGGCTTGTTGTCGTCAAACAGAGCCGGAAATTCGATGACTTTCCACTCCTCACCACCCCTCTGAGCGGCTGCCTTGAGCACCTGAGCGGTCAAATCACGCAGTGACCACCGAGTCATCACGATCACGATGGCTCCACCCGGCTGAAGACGCTGCCGGGGACCGGATGTGTACCACTCATACACCTTGTCGTACACCTCTGGGTTGTACGCGCCGATGGAAGCCTCTTGTTCTGAGTGCGGATCGTCGATGATGAGCAAGTCCGCGCCTTTTCCGGTCACTGCGCCGCCCACACCGATGGCGAAATAGTCACCACCGAAGTTGGTGTTCCACCTTCCTGCCGCTGCGGAGTCCGTTTGCAGCCCCACATGGGGAAAAATCCGTGCATATGCCTCAGAATCGACCAGATTTCGCACTTTTCGACCGAAACCCACCGCCAACTCGGCTGTATGGCTGGTCTGAATGACCTTTTTGTGCGGAAATTTGCCCAAAAACCACGCCGGGAGCAGATATGAGGCAAATTCTGACTTGGTATGCCGGGGTGGCATGTTGATGATCAGGCGTTTGACCTCTCCACTGGCCACTTCTTCAAACGCTTTAGCCATTCTGGCATGGTGCCGACCCCCAATGAACGTCGGCCAAGCCTCTTTTACGAAGGCCATGAAGTCTTCTTGAGCCGTTTCACGCATTGTGCGGGTGCGTAGCTCCTCCAAAATCTCCGAAACTGCCTCCTGCTCGTCCCTTGGGAAGCGTTTGACCAGCGCCAACAACTGCTCCGGAGTGAGCAACCGCACTCTTTCCCGCATCTGCGGGTTTTCAAACAACTGCTTGAGTGAATCAGATGCTGGCTTCATCCCCATCCTCATCAAGCTCCCCACCTACAAGCCCCAACTCCTCGTCCACATTGATCACCTGCACCGCTGGTGCTGCTGGCAGTGGGTCGTAGTTAAGAGAGACCGCCTCCTTGGCGTCCACATCAATGATGTCAGACAGGTATGAAGAGAGCTTACTGGCCAGATCAGCCTCCAACTCCTCCGTGGTGCGGTGTGTGACGTTGATGTCGATGCGCTCTGTGAAGGCACCCACATCCGAGAGCTTGCCCAGCATCTCCAGTGCCTTGAGTTCGATCTTGGCATTGCCACTATTGGAGAGTTCCAAGTACTTGAGCTTGATGTAATTGCGTAGCTGCTGTGCGTTGCGCACCACATCAAAGTCGTACTCGTTGAGCAGAGCAGAAAGAATGAGGGCTTTGGCAGGTGTGTTGATTGCCTGCGGAGGCACGGCAGGGCTGTCCATGAATACAGCCCGGGCATCTTTGCGGTCAGCTTCTGTGACCTCTACATCATCGAGCCCGTTCGCCCGCAAAAACTCGACGGTATTGAACGCACGTTGCGCACGTTCACGGATGTCCATGATTTCATCTGCCGACCAATCAAACGGTGGTGGCACATCCAACTCTGGCGTAACGAGGATCATTTCATCAGTCATAGCACCGCTGGATACGGGAATATGCGGAATGTAACACAAGGAGGTTGGGACTCCAATAGGGGGGGTGGCAACGGTGGCTTATAGCTCCGTAACAACGTAAGATGTTTTGGTATGTGTTATCTACACCGTTAGAAGCTCGCTTTGTGTAGGTGAAGCAAGTGAGTCTTTGGAGTGGGGATGGGATGTGCAGAATAGAGTAGCACAAGCCACTGATGGTACCTAACCCATAAAGCGGGGGGTGGGGAGGGCTTACCCTTTCGTACGGTACGAAACAATGCTATCCCGTGCAAAGATGTTATAGATAGGGCATAATCCATCTCATGGATCGGGACTAGTGCAATCGGTTCATATTCCATTAACGCACTACTGAAAGGGTTCTATCATGTCCAAACAAATTGATCTGTCTCAAATTGCCAATGCTGTCGGTGTTGCATTGGGTGGTCTCAAGAAAGCAGAGACCACAGCGGGTTTGCTGAAAGAGACAATGAATAAATACATTGCCCAACTGCACAGCGCCAAGGCCAAGGTCGGCATGTACAAGAAAGATAAAACGGGATGCGCGATTGCAACATCGTTTGTTGACGGTTGCATCGAGGGCGGTCTGTCTCACGACACGGCACATAAAACGTATCTGCCAACCTTCAAGAAAGCGGTTGCAGACGGCAAGCCGATTGGCGATTGGAACGGTCAGCGATCCAAGGGCAATAGCAAAGCAAAAGGCAAAGGCAAGTCTGAATTGTCCGAATTACTGGTAAAGGCATTTAACCATGATGAGGGCAAATCATTCGAAGCACTTTGCCAGAGTGTCGAAAAGGGGTTCTATGCCGATGCGACATTCAAGACTATCTATGCAGGGTTTGTAGACTATCTGCAATCCGAAGGGTATGAAATCAAGTAATACCTAAGACCTCTAAGCCCCGCTTCGGCGGGGCTTTTTTTTTGCCCAAAATTTTTGATACCAGTTCCCTCCCCGTTGGCCGTGCTGTGTGGGCCGCAATACGTAGTAGTTTCGTACCGTACGAAACCCCACCAAATTATGCTACAGACCATACTACTTGACACTTTTGAGACCTGTTCCCTCCCCGTTGGCCGTCGATCAGAGCCGTTATCACTAGACATAACCAGCTTACGCTACAGAGTATACTACTATCACCATCTTATGCTACAGAGCATACTCCTTGTTTCGTACAGTACGAAAGCGTACGTAGTTGCGCTACAGAGCATACTAGTTATTCCACCCATCACTGAGTGGACAAAGATACCTGTTCCCTCCCCGTTGGCCGTGCTGGTTTTAACTTTCGTACAGTACGAAAATGCGTCAAGCTGATGCAAAGCAGTGTTTTATCCAAAACTGCTGCAACCTTCCCGTAATAAGAAGAATTCAAAACCCAATGAAATCAAGCACTTGCAGTGGGAAATCCTCCTTTCTTTCTTTTATTCTCTAAAAATAATATATACACCCCCTACATTCTTCACACTCTTACCCTTCATAGGAAAAACATCTTTATGCGTGTGTAAAAACTCTGTTTTTTCTCGCTCTCTTGGGCTCTGGCGCAAATTCCCCAAAAATCCGGGAATAAAGGAACTTTATGGTATACTTACCCTCGCCAGCCCGCATGGTTGCTGGCTTCCAAATTATTCCCGTCGGTGGAATATTGCAGCATAAAATGGAGGTTTCACTTGTCTGTATCCACTAAGCTCACACCGCGCCAACGCGCAATCGTCCTACTCTCCCTCGGAGTGACGAAAGCCAAGGGCATCAAGCCCTACGTATCCACACCCAAACGCAGTAAAGATAAGCCCGCACCCAAGGCAACCCGTGGCATTCCCATCCGCTGCATCACCACAGGCGAGATATTCCCATCCATCACCGCCGCCGCACATGCCCACCGAGTTCACCCACCCCATCTGTCCGATCACCTCAAAGGCCGGGGATATTCGGTTGGGGGTCGAACCTACGAGCTCCTCAGCCCAGAAGAAGTACCACCCGGCCTTGTCCCCACTAAATTTCACAAGACCACTCCCCGGGCAGTACGGTGCATTGATGACGGGAAGGAGTTCCGCTCAATCGCAGCCTGTGCCAAACACTACGGGATCGCCGTTGGCAATCTCAAGCTCCACCTTGACGGGTTGTACAGAGGCTTGAACAACCACAGGTTTGAATGGGTTGAACCCCCCAATAATCAACCTAAATCCAACCAGTAACAACTTGACAAGATGATATAAGTGTGTTACACTAACCTCTGGTTAGTTGAAATATGGAATGCGGGACTTTCGTACAGTACGAAAGCCGGGGAGATCGAACCCCACACCCGCTGCTCTTTAAAAACACGCAAGGCAATCACACAGCCAACATCTTTACGGGTGTTGTGTGTGGCAACCACACCGCCGCTGCCTACATGGCAGAAGCCAGACAGATGACAGCACAGGACAAGAACAACAACGGCCAGTGCAGAGACTCTCCCTCGGTGAATAGGCGTCCCGTAGCCAGTCGGGTGCATGCATGGTGTAGTAAGTAGTGAACCCTGCGGTTCCGAACGCGATAGTGCAGGCAAAGTGCAGCGAAGCCAAAGGCGACACCCTCCAAGACCACTGAACCAGAACGAGCGCAAGTGAGTGCTGCCCGCAGCAATGCGGGGGAAACACCTGGGATATGCAGATGGTGACACACGCTATCGTGGGACAAGACCAAACAACAGTAGGAAACAACAACTTATAGGGGGCTGGGCGACCAGCCTTCTATGCGGTGCGGTGTCCTGCACTCAGTTCGTACGGTACGAAACTGTTTTATATGAAAGGGAATTGAAATGCCAAAGACAGCCAACTACAACTGCCGCAGCTACGTGGAGAAATGCCAACCGTTTGTGGCCTCACACATGTGGGGCGAGTGGTGCAATGGCCGATACATGGTGTTCAGTTACGGCACACACTGGCCGCTGTTCATCTACGAGCAGGCCACGGACACGTGGTACGCCAACCGGGACAAGTACAGCCAGTCCACCAGCAGGCACTACAGCCAAGCCAACCCGAGCACGTACAACCCAGAGATCAAACTCGTGCCGCTGTCCGTGCATGACATGAAAGCCGTGGTGCGTGGTGGCTCGGTCGGGCTGATCGAAGCAGCCAACGAGCGGATGGAGACTGTGTGAGTTTCGTACAGTACGAAAGGAGAAAGATATGAATGAGTGGTACGAATGCGTACGCTGCGGTGATGACATACATGTCACCCGCTGGCGACTCGGGGAACGCTACCATGTGTGTCTGGCCTGCGGCGAGAAGGCCGCACGGGCCGAGCGCAAAGGCTGGACGGTGGTGCAGGAGTATCAAAAAGGCGGCTACATGTTCGTCACTGCTGCCTCTGCACTCAACACACTGAAACAAACTAATCAGAAGGCGGTGAGGACATGAAGATCAAGACAAGTGAACTGACAGGGGCCGCGCTTGATTGGGCGGTGGCTGAAGCCGATGGAACCCCCATCTACCGCAGTGGCAAGACGATGACCCGTATGGACATGGACGGGAATGTTTACTGGCAACCCTCAACCGACTGGGCACACGGTGGCCCGATCATTGAGCGGGAGGAAATCAGTACAAGCCGTGAGTTTGCATCAAGCCGTGTTGAATGGGCGGCATGGACACCTGCGCCCATCCGTGACGACGCTGAAGCATTTGGCTACGGCCCCACACCCCTGATCGCAGCCATGCGCTGCTACGTTGCATCCAAACTGGGTGATGAAGTAGAGATTCCGGAGGAACTGAAATGACTGAGATGCACGAGAGCAATGAGATGTTCCAAGCGTTTGTGGGCAAGACCGTGGCCCGGGTGGACTACGTGGACGACTACGACGAGGGCATCACCGTGATCTTCACGGACGGATCAATCCTCAATGTGTCTGAGCGTATGCAGGCTGGGCAGATCGAAGTGTGTGCCGTTGTTACGGAGCAGGGCGACGACTGGGCCGAGCGCATGGCCGATGAGCACGACAAGGTGAAACAACTTAATGATGGAGAGTGAACTATGAAACGACCCGACAACATCCATGACGCACTGCGGCACCTGCACGACCTGACGATGGCAATCGCCAACGACATGAACAACTACATGGATAACCCACAAGACCACAAGCCTGAGTACTTTGAGGCTGTCCATGCGGCTGCGCTTGACGCACACCTGCTGGTGACTTGGATCAGAGACAACCTTGCGGAGATGCAGAAATGAAACAAAAGAGCGTGTGGTGCGTACGCGGCACCTTGATCAACTACGAGGATGAGAACGAAACAATTTTTGAGGCGTACTTCACCGACAGGGACACGGCTCACGCTGTGTATCACAAGGGTGAGCGTGAGTACGGGATGGCCGTTGGCTACACCAAGATGCGTTGGTCATTGGAGGGGTTCTACCTCGACGACGACCCGCATATCGACCAGATGTTTGAAGACGTACGCGAAGCAATGGAGGAATGACCATGAAACAACCAGAGGACAACAAGACCTTGGACATGTACGGCGATGTGAAAGATATTGTGGCGAAATGGCGCCCCACCCCTGCATCGAAACGCTACTGTTTCTACATCGCCCTGTCTGATGGCACCGAGGTGCAGTGGACGGGCCTGTCCATCGCACAAGCCAAAGACATGAACGCCGCGACTCGCAAGAACACACCAGCCAACGTGGTGAGATATGGATGGGAGGCTATACCTTGACCCAGTGAGTAATGTCTGTTACAATGTAGTTCGTGTTAGTAGTGTTAGTTAAGTTAAACGCTGTTTCGTACAGTACGAAAGGAAATCAAATGTCTGCAATTGAAGTGAGCAAACTGTCGGGCTCTGCCCTCATCGTCAACCTGAACCTGTCCGTGTGGACGGCGCGTAAGCTGGACCGCCGGGTGTCTGAGGAGGTGGACCAAGCCAAGAGCACCAAGACCCGTGCCGGTAACTACCACAAGAACCTGCTGGCCGGTAGCGGCAAGCTGGAGCAGATCAACAAGCTGGCCGGGGCCATCCGCACGTGGCATTACACCTTTACACAACCTTGGTCTGACAGTGGCGACCGAGTGCTGCCTATGACTATGTTTGTGGATTACCGTGCCCGTCTCACGGACTACGAGACCCAGTTCGGCACTGCGGTCAATGACTTCCTCAATGAGTACGACACGCTGGTGGCCGCCGCTGCGTTCCAGTTGGGCGACCTGTTTAACCGTGAGGACTACCCGCTGCGTGAGGACATCGTTGGCAAGTTCGGGTTCCGGTACGCCTTCAGCCCACTGCCTGTATCGGGTGACTTCCGGGTGGATATCAACGAGCAGGGCCTGACCGAGCTTCGTACCCACTACGAGGGTGTCATGGCCGAGCGCACCACCACCATGATGAAGGATGCATGGGACCGCCTGTATGACGTACTGTCCCGTATGTCTGAGCGCCTGACCGATGACACGGACAGCAAGGGGGAGTCCAAGCGCCGCATCTTCCGTGACTCTCTGGTGGACAACGCAATTGATGTGTGCAAACTGCTCAAGCACTTCAACACCACCGGGGACACGCGGCTTGAGGCCATGCGCCAGCAGCTTGAGGATGCCATGCGTGGTGTGGATGCCCAATCCCTGCGTGACAGCGATGTGCTGCGTGAGCAGACCAAGAACAAGGTGGACGCCTTGCTCGATAAGTTTTCGTTCTGATGTGTAAGTGTGTTTGTGTTTGTTATTAACTGAAAGGAAATCATCATGTCTATGTTCAAAAATCTGTCCCTCCAGCAAACCGCTGACCTGATCGCCGCAGTGGGCGATGTGCAGACCATCCTCGCGCAAGGTGAGATGGGTATTGGCAAGTCCTCCATCCTCAAGATGCTCAAGGACAAGCCCGAGTTCAAGGACCACAAGTTCTGTTATGTGGACATCACCACCAAAGATGTTGGTGACTTCGTTGTGCCCAAGATCAGGACGGTCGATGGGGTCGAGGTGTGCAGCTTCATCCCCAATGAAGAGTTCGGCATGCACTTCGTTGACCAGCCTGTGGTGATCATGCTCGATGAGTTGGGCAAGGCCAAGGGCGGTGTGATGAATGCCTGCCTGCGCCTGATGCAGGAGCGCCAGCTTGGCACGTACACGCTGCACTCCAAGTCGGTTGTGTTTGCGACCACTAACCTTGCGGTTGAGGGTATCGGTGACAACGTGCCGCCCCATGCACGTAACCGTGTGACCCAGGTGCGTGTGGCCAAGCCCAGCGCCGAGGAGTGGATGACCTATGCGATATCAAGGGGCGTCAACCATACCGTCATTGCCACGGTGCGTGAGTACCCGGACATGCTGGCGTCCTTTGAGGACTACGAGACCCCGCAGCAGAACGCCTACATCTTCGACCCCAGGGATGTGCGGCTGTCGTTTGTCACGCCCCGTTCGCTGGAGAAGGCTGGTCATATCGTTGACCGCACGGCCATCTTGGGCAAGGATGTCATGGCCCATGCACTCAAGGGTACGGTCGGTGAGAAGGCAATGCTCAACATCTTGACGATGGTGGACCTTGACAGCCAGCTCGCTGACTGGGATGAGATCATCAAGTCCCCAACAACTGCGGTTGTGCCAAACAACGGCGCTGCCTCCTGCATGCTGGTGTCCAAGGCTGTGCAGCGTATCCGCAAGGAGACGGTCAGTGCGTGGATGGAGTTCCTGCCCCGCCTGTCCAAAGAGGCGCAGGGTTTGTTTGCCCGTAGCGTCATGATCCCGCAGTGCCCCACCCGTGAGGTGGCTGCGACGAACCCCAAGTTCGCGCAGTGGGCTGCCGCCAACAACTACATGTTTGCCCGTAAGTAATCGGTTTCGTACAGTACGAAAGGAGATTGAGATGTTTATCACACAGATGAATCAGATGACTGCGCTTCAGCGCATCGAGCGTGCTCACGTTGAGTTGATGTCCCACAAAGATACGATGGAGTATGCGGGCGTCATCATGGTGGGCAAATACAAGGTGGATGCCTCGGTACCCACTGCCTGCACCAACGGCATCGACTGTATCTACGGCAAGGCGTTCATTGAGTCGCTCAGTGAGTCTGACCTGCGTGGCCTGATCATGCACGAGAACCTGCACAAGGCGTTCCAGCATACGTTCTTGTGGAAGCATCTGTATGAGCAGAACCGCCGCGCTGCCAACATGGCATGCGACTACGTGATCAACCTGATCATTGCGGATATCAGCCGGGACTCCGGTGGGTTCGTCACTCTGCCCAAGCAGGGCCTGCTGGACGAGCGGTTCCGTGGCATGGACTCTCAGGAGGTGTTCAACATCTTGATGGACGAGCAGGACGAGGACGATGGTGATGGGGACGGTGAGGGTGAGGGTGAAGGTGGTGGCCTTGATGACCACGACTGGACCAGCGGTGAGCAGTTGCCTGAGGAGGCGCAGGAGCAGATACGCAAGGAGATCGACCAAGCCCTGCGCCAGGGCCAGATACTGGCAGGCAAGATGGGCGGGCGTCAGACCCGTGAGTTGGGCGAGTTGCTGGAGCCCAAGGTGCGGTGGCAAGATCAGTTGCGTGAGTTCCTCTCAAGCCTTGCTGATGGTAAAGATATCTCCACGTGGCAGCGCGTCAATCGCCGGTGGTTGCAGCACGACATGTATATGCCCTCTACCCTGTCCGAGAGCATGGGACGTATCGTGGTGGGCGTGGACACATCGGGCTCCATCGGTGGGCGTGAGCTTCAGGAGTTCCTCTCCGAGGTCAAGGCCATCTGCGATAACGTCAAGCCCGAGATGCTCGACCTGATGTACTGGGACACCGATGTGGCAGCGCATGAGGTGTATGGCCGTGATGATCTGGGCAAGATGATTGGCAGCACCAAGCCAGCAGGCGGTGGCGGCACGGACGCAGCGTGTGTACCTGACTACATCAAGGCACGTGGCATCAAGCCCGAGTGCGTGGTCATGCTCACCGATGGCTACGTGGCATCGTGGGGCAAGTGGCAGCAGCCTGTGCTGTGGTGTGTGGTGGGTGGCAATAAGAACAACGCGCCTGTGGGTCAGACCATCCACATCTGACGCCGGGTACAGGTATCAATGAGGAGGCAGGCAATGAAATCACTTTGGAAAAAATTAACGCGGTACGAGGTCGTCGAGCGTGTCGTGTTCTTCGTGGCAATCATCGTGTTGCTGTTAGACGTTTTTATCTGGAGGCCATAAATCATGATTCACATCAAAGAAAAAATTCGCGGTATCGTCCTGTCACACGCAGCCGCTGCAAAACGGTGCGGTCACACCAGCTTCCTTGGGAGCGAGGGTGGGGATATGGTGGCTGTCCCGCCAGCACTCAAAAACTTCTTCATGGAGTATCAGTACAAGCACAAGAACGCGGTGGCGGTCATTGAGCGTCTCGCTGGGCATCACATTGACACAGAGCATGAGTCGTTTGTTGTGAATACCAAAATCACAATTGCCTTCGATTACGCGCTTGATCTTCCTGTGGGGATCATGAAGGTGTTTGAAGACGACAACGGCAAGACTGTCTACAGCGTCATATCCGACACCATCCAGAACGAGCGGTACAAACTCCACAACCCAAAGTACCGGACCAAAGAGTCCAGGGACTTCAAGACCGCAGTCAAGACCGCACGGCAACATCTCAAGGCGTTTGATTTCACACGAGTCATGGAGGACTCAAAGTTTGCCTGCACCAACGCACGGGATGTGATTGCACAGGGAGGTTACAACGCGATTTCTCAAGCAATGAGGTTCAACACTGGCGATCTGATGCAGGAGATCAGGGCTATGGTTATCTCAGGCTACACCCCTAAGACAGCAGCGTTTGCAGGCGCAGCCGCATTCATCAAGGAGAAGGGCGATGAGATGGAGCGGGTGAAAAATTACAGGCCAGACACTGTGTTCGTGTGGTTGCAGCCCCACTGCGCGGTGTATCAGTACAGTGGCAACGCCGAGGCGCACACGGCCCACACGGTGGATGAACTGCCTGAAGAGGTACGCAACAAGATCGCGGTGCTCAACATTGGTGAGAGGAACTCACCCATCATTGACGTTGGGGTGAAGGTCGATGACACCAAGTATTGGGTGTTCATGTCGTGATCACTGAGACACGTGTGCTGCTTGATGAGTCCACACTCAGGGTTTCCATCAACTCTGAAGGTAGATTTGACATTGTAGACTTTACAACCCCAAGACAAGGTGGTAGATTCCTACATAAAGATGCCCCACAAGAGGACATCCCGGCTTGGATCATTGAGGCCATCTCAATCCTGCGCATCACAGAGCCCCGCTCTGTAGTGGACGGTATTGGGTTCAAGGTACATGACAGGCTGTATTACATCGTTGAAAAGAGAGGTAACCATGAAGAGAACTGACCCGTGGATTCCCGTTGGACATCCCGATTTCAAATGGACAAGCGGCGCAGATGTGCAAGCCACATGGCGCAGATACGGGTGGGTGCCGCCCAGTGAGACACGCCCCCCTGTTGTGGTGGAGAACAAAGAGCCAGCGTGGGTGGCGATGCGGAGGGTCAAATGAAGGCCATCCTTGAGTTCACGTACCCAGACGACGAGGACAAGCTGCGTCATGCGATGCACGGCAGCACAGCGATCTACGCCCTCGACGAGATACGACAGATGATCCACTCATGGGAAAAGCACGATGGCACGAGCCCGGAGGCTATGGTCGAGCGGCTCAGGCTGCGGGTGTTTGATGCGTTAACAGCCTGTGGGGAGTTGTGATGAACGACCCGTTTGACTGGAAAAACTACAAGCCCCAGATCAGCATGCGGGACTTGGAGAAGGCACGGCGCAACGCATACCAGATGACGCGCTACGTCAACGAGCAGCGCAAGAAGGGTATTGAGCCAAGCGCCCCGTACAGCGAACGCACAGCACCCTATCTGAGCGCAGCGCCAAAAGATATGGTAGTCGAGATGCCGGTGATGCCGGTACACAAGAAGACATTGGAGCGACACGCAAGGGAGAAGAAATGAGCATCGAAGCAATGAAGCAGGCGCTGGAGGCGTTGGAAAACATACACCCAGGCAATATGACGCCGATGGCCGAAGAAGGATGGAACACTGCCATCCCCGCTCTCCGCACCGCCATTGAGCAGGCTGAGAAGCAGGAGCCGGCGGCGTGGCTGACAAAAGAACTGATGGCCGACTATCTGGACATGGTTGCAGAGGCTATCGAAGACAACAGTAGCGAGGCGCTGCGGCATAAAGCGCATTGGATGCGAGTTAGGGG